ACGGGGCTTGGTCCCACCAAGCCCATTCGCTAAAACTTGCTTCGCGAGTTGGGCTACGGTTTGGGGCTTCTCTTCCAGCAGAGAAATTCGGTACGAGGCCTCTAAGAGTTTGGCGGAGGTAGCGGTTTCCCGTTTGCTGGTCTCAGCGATCCATTTGGCCATAGGTTGCTTCAGGAGGCTTCTGACCTGGGTTTGCTTATGGTCGAAGGTGGCTGTAAGTACGGCTGCTTTGCCGTACAGCCCAAGCATCTGGATATCACTCTTGGACCCCAACACTGCGCCTGCAATTCGGAATCCGTGGGCCGCCATAGCCCCAGCAGCATTTTCCTTGAACTTCACCAATTGGGCAATCCAAGAAGGTCGTAGTGACCTTAGCACAACCCCAGGCTGGCTTCCAGATAATAGACCCTTGGCAAACTCCGCAACCTGCCCTCTCAATATCTTCTCATACGCCCCTCTGGTCGCTGGAATTCTCAGCGCCGAAAAGCGAGTTAGGTTGAGGTACTCTTTACGGAGTTGGGACATTATGCGGCCTGTTGATCTTTGGTAGCAGGGGCTTGATTTCCTGGGTCCTCTGTGTCCTCTGTGTCTTCTGCGTCTCCAGAACCAGTGTCTTCAGTACCAGTATCTCCTATTTCTCCCTCAGGTGGATACCCAAGTTCCACCCTCGCCTCATCCCTACTGAGTATGCCAGCAGTGAAAGACTGGGTTACACGGAGGGTCTTTCTATCTAGGTCCTCCTGGAATTCCGGCATCTCGTCATACCGAAACTTGAATCGAAGGTCTCCCTCGTCTTCCATTCTCAGTAACCCATGGGTAAGTGCATCTGCCAATGCATCCCAATGTGGAGACATCGTTTCAACGTAGAAGGCTTTCCTGGCTTGCTCGTAGTTGGAGTAGGTTGCTCGGGTTAAGCCTGCCCGAGCATGTACCACGATCGGAGGCACTCCAAACGCAACACAAATCCTAGTCTCAGATTGCTCTGTCAAACCAGGCCAATCAAGGTCAGCGAGAGGATTGATGATTTCGACTTTCCCATTGCCATACAGAAAAATCGGATCCATTCTATGACCTTTGCCAAACTTCTCGTTGAAGTCTTTTCTTGCAGCGGCTTCTTGGGCTGGAGTCAAAGGCCTTTCCATCACAACAGCCACTCCAGGAACTTTCAGATTCTCCAACATCTCAGCCTGGTAGTTCTGCCTGGACAGGTCCAATTGGTAATCATGGAGGGCAGCCTGTAAAGGCGAAGAATAACCTACACTGCTGCCTGGATCTACCATGCGAATTTTGATCATGTCTTCCAGGGGTATGATACTTTCAGAGCAAATTGCTCTATACCCAGCCAGCAGACGAGTACCAGATCTGTTTGCTATTGGAGTAACCCAGGATGTTGGAATAGGCCACAACTCAGTAATCCTCGAGGCTCGTTTGTTTCGAAGTTTCCAAGCGTACCCAACCCCAGTCAGCAGATACCTCAAGGTTATGTATTGGAAAAAGTCGTTTCTGCTATACTCCTCATTCGGTGTTTCGATTAGATCGAGAGCCCAATGAAAGTCGATGGGTCTCCACTCATCTCCAATCTGTCTCCCAATTTCCAGCCTGGGTTTGGCAATAGTAATGGCTATTTCCTTGGTGCAGGCACGGACGAGGGGGTGGGTTGAAAACGCTGCTTCTCGTTCCGCCTCTGTCATTTCCTTCCAGATGGTACCTGCTTTCTTCCATGCCGATGGGACCCCATACAGGGTTGACCATCCGACATTGCCAGCCCAACCTTCTGGCAAAGTCTTTCCACGGAAGTCATCAGACCCAATCGTTTTTCCGTGCCTGCCAAACCAAGGAAATCGCATTTGGCTTTCCTACCTCTCACTTGGCACTGCAGAAAGTTCGGGAGAAACCTTATCTGCAGCCCGAATCACTGTAGCCTCACCATGGGCTTGTAGTTTTGGCAAACCCAATGACCCAGGGGCCGGGGGTGATTGGTTGTCACTGGGCCCGGTTGTATCCAAGGCAACAGCCTTTGCGAGCCTGTGAGTGTGGCATTGAAGTTTCCGCCAGTCAACCGGAATGTCTTCTTTTGGCGTTGGTCCACTGGACTTGATGTCGGGCGCACTGCCATCTGGTTCCACGAAAGCCAAGACACAATCCGTCTTCATCAAAATTATGTGCCTGTTTGTGACCCCGCAAACCAGCCACCCATCTTCCCCTAACCCATTGAGGGTCTCTTCGATTTGCCGTTGTGTTCCTCCTGTTGCCAGCAGTTTGTACTTGATTTTTGCGCTTAGTTCCATGTGACCTTCCTCCTACCGGATTTGGAATGGAATGGTTGGGCCCCCAAGGTGGGTATACAGCCCATACCGCAATGCTGACATCAGATGATCAAACACCTTCACAGGTTCCTCGTATATTCGACCATCTTTGTCTTCTCTTCTCTTATACGAAACAAACTCCCTGTTGAGGTTAATGTTGCCAGGGTGGGTGTGATGAGTAAACCCCCGGACAAAATCAATGCTGGTAATAACGGATCCTGGCCCCTTGGCTGCATCTACTGCATTAAATCCAGCAGCCTGCAATTCCACTACCCTATCCGGCTCAGCGGAATCACAGTAGATGGGGATATGCAGGTTAGGAAGAAGCCCGGGCAGCAAATGAATAAGCCTGGCAGTTGTGACGCCGGACTTGTACAGTAGTTCCCGGTGGTACACTTTGCCTTGGCCTGTTTGAGGATTGCAATCTTTGAGCCCCATCCAAAGCAATGCCATTTCATTGGCAAACCCAAAGTCCAACCCACAAATCTCATCATCAAACGTCTTCGGATATTCTGACTCCGGGATGATGGTGGGAGGATTGAACAGGAGGCTCTGCAGCACCCCCCATTCCCCTTTCCCGTATATCGTATATAACCCTGCATCTTGTTTGGCCAGGTTGGCCAGGGTCTGAATGTACTCGGGGTCCAGAAACTTATTGTCTCTGAAGGTAGAGTGCATAATATGAGAGTCTGGTTTGGGGTTGGCAAAGAAGTATTCTCGCAGCCAATGGGTAATCACAATGGGGTTGAAGGTCAAAATGATTTGCTTGTAGAAAGGTGCTACACCACGGATACGCAATAGCAACTGCTGAAGGTCCTTCGCCTCCAACTCAGTTGTCTCTTCAATCCATACCCCTGTGATTCCAACAATGCTCTTGAGTTTCTCAACATCATCCAGGCCAGCAGAAACAATCTCACTCCCATTCACACATTCAAATCCCAGCGTTGAGTATCTGGCTGTGAAGAGGGAATCCATGCCCCACCTGGCAATAACATCTTGAACCAACTGGAACATTGAATTTCGGATGGTTTTGGCCACTTTCCTGACAAACAAAAACCGATGTCCAGGTTCCGTTAAGCATCTGAGAACATGCTTGGCAGCCGCGAACTCGCTTTTCCCAGACCCTGCCCCGCCATACAAAACAAGGAACCGGTTCTTGTTCCAGTACAGAGAGTAAAAGCGATCGTTAGTAACCTCAGGAAGAGAACTGAGGTCCAGATCATAAGCAGCAGAGGTAATCATCCAAACGTGTCCTCCTTCCCTGGGGGTGGAGGCGGCGGAATTGCAATACGGAGCGTCTGGCCAGGGAAAGCCCCGATGATCTCTCTGGGCAACATTTTTCCCAACAACATCATAAACTCAACTCTGTACTGTTTGGCAAATGCCGTTACATAATCAACTCCCCCAACCTCCAACAACGCCTGCAAAAATACTTCCCGCAACTCTTTGGGGAGCTTATTTTTGGACCCAGCCGGGCGACCTCCATGAGTCATGTAATGCCGGGGGGGACGGTGGCCTGGTTTGTCGGAGTTGATCATTCGGCTGGGTTGACGGCGTTGGGAAGCACCGGTGTTGGTGCGGGAATCGGTTGGGTGCTTTGGAGTTGGTTTTGGGGGCATGAGGAGTGTTCTCTATTTGGCTAAACTGGTGGGGAACTTAGGTCCCCAATTAGCCAAGCCTGGTAGGGATTTTGTTGGTTGTTGGGGTGATAAATGAGCAGCCAGAAATAGGAGACCCTGTTTGCGCTCAAATGGGAGGATGCATGAGCCTCTTGGCTGGCGGGCAAGACCAGATTGAGAGTTTAGCATAGCAGGGTCTCCGGCCTACAAAGAACAATTATGCTTCAAAGGGAATTTCCGAGATACCCCAAGGAACAAATGGTTGTTCATTAAAGATGTTGACGAGACATGTCCATATACCACCCTGGGGCCTTGGGAACCAGATGAAGAATACCAAATTTACGAAGCACGTCCATATAACACCCTGTAGGGCCCCGGGGGTGTATATTGACTTGCTACGTCGTTGGGGAGATTGGCCTTTATAGCCAATATACGCGGGTCTTTGTTTATATGTGAACTATGCTCTCCTTCCCAGGGGTGTATATGGACGCGCTTCGTCGCTTTGGTTTTGCTTGAAAAAGGCAAAAAAAAGGCTGGACTTTGAGAAGTCCAGCCTGATTCGTTCTGCCTTGAGGCAGGTCACTACGAAGTGACCGGTTTGCGATCAGCCTTCTTGATGGGCTTGATCACGGTGATGGATATGCGGTAGCCTTCGCTCCCGGGGAGCGGAAGGTACCGTTTGGTGGTGTAGTGAACGTGAGAGTTACCCGTGCTGGAGAGCCGCCCTTGGGGGTTCAGATCGAATTGGACGGTAACCTTGTTTCCGTCTCTCCCTGCTTGGAGGCGAACGGGTGTCTCTTCTTCTCTCACACCGATTTCCTGGAGATTCTGGGCTTTTGCCATGATTGTTGTTTCCTGTCTTTCTTTGTTTCGGGTTTCCGGAAGTAGGTTCTCCAAAAGGATTTCCTAACCTTCTCGGTAGTGAAGCAGTAAATGCTCAGAGGATTATCTCTCACGAAGATTTGGCCTCTGATTTCTTCCAGACTTCGACGAGGTACACGCTTTGGCTTAGGGGGCTTAGACCATGGGGAGGCTTTAGGAAACCTCCTTTTTCTAAACTCCCAAACCAGGTACGAGTTACCCCACCCAGGGCAGAACGACAGAAGTCGACAAACACATTTCGATTTTGGGGACAATCGAATGTACACAACCCCCACTCTGTACCTCCAACAGTGAACGAGTATTTGATCCCCATTGAAAGTTGGGGGCTCGAGTATATCGAGATGCTCGTTGTACATTGGGTGCCAGAGGAGGTGGGAAGTGGTGAGGGAAAATGCTGGAACAAGCATGTTAGGCAACTCCCATTTGGAGTTCTACCCCACCCTCCCTCAAAAGAGCCTCACCGAGTTTGTCAGGATACAACTCCAGGTAGACGACTTTGACGATGCCGACTTGGAGAATGATCTTGGCACATTGGGCACATGGGGAAGTGAGACTGTACAAGGTGAATCCTGCCAAACCCCCTCGTTGGAGGCCAAACAAAATGGCGTTCACCTCTGCGTGCATTCCCCGGCAAAGTTCGTGATGAGTGCCTGAGGGAATTCCTGCTCGCAAGCATGAGTCGCAGTGGGGAACTCTGCGAGGAGGGCCATTGTACCCCATGCTCACCAACACCTCGTTGCTTACCACACATGCCCCGCATTTTCGGCTAAGGCATTTGGAACGCTGTGCGATGCGAACGCACAGATCCAAGTAAAAATGATCCCAGTTCATAAGTTCCTCCCGGGCCACGGATTTGGAGGACTTGCACTACCTCCATATGGCTTTACCCCAGGGCCTTTCAACCCTGGTGTGCTCAGCCTAATCACCCAACTCCTTCCTATCCCCAGGAGACTGGATGTAGTTGATGACAACGTCGACAAGAGAGGACTGATGGGAAATGGAAAACCACGGGCCATCATCCAACATCAGGCTCAATATGCAAATGAGGAAATCGTAATAGGCGATTTCCTCCAAACTCATCCCATCATCCCCACAAGATAAACCCATGAGAGCATGTTGGAGTCTGGCTCGAGCGCTGGGGGACTCAACGATCATGCAATGCTGAGGGGCTTTGGTCGAACAGTAGCGAGTGATGTGAGAATCCACTGGAAGACGAATCTCAACCATCCTGCCTCTGTCCATCTCGATGGGGTGGGTGTGAGAAATGTAGAGCCCAACCATCATGACTTCGGTGGATTCCGGTTGCCTGGGTCTAACCAGGAAAACCCGGAATTTCCTCAGATTCCCTGGGACCAAAATGATGTCACCTCTTCTGATACTTGTTGCGCTGATCTTCATGATTGTTTCCTCCCGATTGGGTTACCCCCTTGCTGCCAACAAGGTTGGTTGGGGATCTTTCCTGTTTGCTGGGGATTTTGCCCCAGCCCGTTTGCCTTCCTTTACTGAGGGTTGGCAGTAAGAACCTTAACGTTTACGGAGCCATTGTCGCTGATGGAGAACTTCACCAACTGGGTTGCCCCGCACCTGGGGCATGGGTCAATCTGTTTCCGAGTTTCCGAGAGCGCTCCAGGTATCCGTGTTGGGATAACCATAGAGCAAAAGAAACACTTGAAACCGATAACCCGAAACCCTCCATGCTTGGTGGGGTGCTTCTCCTTGATGCAGTCCTCGCAAGCCCAAAGGAAAGGACCTGCTTTCACCAACCTGAAGACCTCCTTCTTGTCTTTACCACAAAAAGGGCATCTTCCTTTTGTTTTTGCCGTGTCCATGGTTTGTTCCTCCCGATCTAATTTACCCCCTTGCGATTGCCTTGGCAACTGGGAGTCTTTTCTGTTTACCCGGGATTGCGCCCGGGTTCGCGACGATTGCAACGCGGTCACGCTGTGGCCTTTTTCGAGTGGCCCTTGGATTTCGACGTTGACTTCGTTTTCTTGGGCTTGTCGGTGCCCGCCTCGTGCTTGGCGTCTTTGACCAGTTTCGCTGCGGCCTGCCGGTTGCGGTAGACCTTGCGGTGGAAGTGAAAGTGCCACCGGTTGAACGCACTGTCAGGCTTGACTTCCAAAGCGATGATCAGGCATTCATCCAGGGTCACCTTGGCCATTCCCTTTCGGTCGAAGTAGGTGTAGAGGGCCTTGGAGATTTGCTTGAAGCCGGAGGCGAATTTCCGAAGCCCGTCCTTCTGATCTTTCGTCAGTTGGCCTGCTTCCTTTGCTTCCTTCGCCTTCTTCTCCTTCTCCACCCTGATCTTCTTCACTTCCTTCGTTGCCCTTTTGGTTGCAGCCTTTAGGGCCTTCTTTGCGCCTTGCTTCTCTCCTTCCGGCAGACGAGCAATGACGTTCTTGATGATTGCCTCTTCCGCCTTCAGGACTGGCTTGGTGGTGAGTTTCTTCGACATGATCTTGATCCTCCCGATTTTGTTTTGGGGATACTCCCCAATGTTGAAGAGTGAACAAGCACTCTCCAAATGGAGATTCAATCTGAAAACTTGAACCTCCGTTTGGAGAGTCAATTGGGGCTCAGTGCTTCGGGTGTTGGTGGGAGGTTGGAAGTCCCACTACTTACTCAACCCATCAAGCCCCAATTGAAACTCCTCTCGAGTTCGGGAGGGAGGAAGGTTCGCGGCGTATTTCAAGGAACAAGCGACCGAGGGGAGGAACCCTGTGCGGTCTGGAGGTTGGGTTCCCAACTTGCCGTCTGCCTTTTGGGCTGACCTGGTTGGGGGACCTTCCTCCTTTCGCCTGCCGTCGAACTAAAGCCACCCTGCCACAAATGGCCAACCTCGTAAACAAAAAAATGCACTTAGGCCTCATTTATTTTTCGATGAGGCCTAAGTGCCCTAAAACCAACATTGTGTGCTGGTTCGACTTAGCCTTCTGC